TGCACATAGCTTTTGGCAGTGCCGTTAATGACGCAGAGCTAAGGATTCAACAAACGACAAATGGCACGGCGTCTCAAATTACCATTGCAGCAAACAATGATGGTGGAGCGATTTACAATTTTATTCGTTCTGTAACTACTAGCGGCACGGAACATTGGCGCATCGGCGGAGGAGCAGCCGCATCGACAATGGCGTTTTCGACTGGTGGAACCGAACGCGCACGCATCGACAGCAGCGGCAACGTCGGCATCAACACGACAAGCCCTACGGGAGGTCGTCTTGTTATCGCACAAGCCAACAGTGTTCAGCCTGCAATTCATCTGCCGACGGATGAAAGCACAATTCAAGGCCCAAATGCTGATACCCAGATTAAAATGGGCGGTAACCTTGTTTTGCAAAGCGGCAATGAAACTTATGTTTCTGCAAAGAACGCATCCGGAAAAATTCTGTTCAGCACCGGCGCTACTCCAACCGAACGCGCCCGCATCGACAGCAGCGGTAATCTGCTGGTGGGGACGACGAGTAAAATAGCTGGTGTAGATGCGCCAATTCAAGCCTATGCAAATGGTGGTTCAACTATTCTGGCTCAACAAGTAAGCGTAACTGCGGATAATTTATCTTTGTGGAATAGTGCAAACTCAGGAAATCAAGTCTTTGCAGGTTTTTACACAGATAGTCCAAGTTCTCTAAGAGGTTCAATTACATACAATCGCGGCACTGGTCTTGTTGTTTATGGAACAACGTCTGACTATCGTTCAAAAGACATTCTTGGCCCAGTTGTTGATAGCGGTGCATTGATTGATTCTGTTCCGGTTTACATGGGCAAGATGAAGGGTGCTACGCAAGAACGCCCAATGTTCATCGCTCATGAAACTCCTGCCTATGCTCACACTGGCGAGAAGGATGCCGTGGATGCTGAAGGAAAACCGATCTATCAACAGATTGACACCTCTGCATTATTGCCAGTTCTATGGGCTGAAATTCAGTCGCTTCGACAACGTGTCGCGGCACTCGAATCCAAATAACATGACAACCGAACAAGCCCTCAACAACCTATACGCCGCCGCCCGCCTAGCTCCTCTGCCAGCCGAGCAACACGAAATCATCCGCAAGTCTGCGGAAGTGCTCGTCGAAGCTCTGAAGCCAAAAGAAGAGAAGAAAGCCGAATAACATGGCTGGCACCTCGGACACTAACTGGCGTTCTTACGTTGGCCCTGCGGACAACGGCAAGGTCGTTACGTCTGAGGATTGGCAAGCTCCAAGCGACCCTAAGCAATGGGACGACTTGTTTAAATGTTCCAATGTGGAAAACCTAACGGCTACTGGGCTGGTTATTCCTGCTAGCCGTGAGGACTCCATTGATTGTGTGCGCGGCAATGGCTATTCCTTCCAATCCTGCGTCATTCAAGGCTCAACGACGATAAAGGGAGCCATTGACGGGCTTAAGCTCAAGAACTGCGTTATAAGCGGCACAGTGGAGCTAGGTCAATATGACAACTACTGGACTAAGGGCCGCGCCCCTACGCGCAATGTGTCCCTCATCAACTGTTGCTCGCCCGATGGGGAGCCTGTTCGCGTTAAGCTGTGGGATGCTGAGATGCCTGTGGTGCAGAATACCAATGTAAAACTGGTCAAGATACCAAAGTGGGTTTGGTTGCCGTATTTCTTGTTCCGTCGTTTGACGAATCCTAAATCTGTATAAGCCATGCTCGATCTTATCACAAATGCTCTAGGTGGCGGTGCGCTCGGTGTCTTGCTCCGCATCGGCAACGGCTTTTTCGACAACTACAAGTCGGCCCAAGAGCACAAGCGTAAGCTAGAGGAGGCACGAGTCATGGCTGAGATTGCCAGCGACAAGGCGAAATGGGATGCGTTCACGGCTAGTCAGCAAGCGGCCACGCCTCCCGACAACATCTCGCCGTGGGCTGCGAACACCATCACGCTTTTTCGCCCAGTCATCACGCTGCTCCTCCTCGTGCTCGTGACCATCGTTTTCTTTCGCGTCACCGTTTCCGAGCAAGCCGACATGATTGATGAAATTCAGTTCTGCGCGTTCAACTGCATCGGATGGTGGTTTGGCGATAGGATGACCCGCAAGAAATGAGCACGGAGCCCAAAGACTTTGTTGAGGTGGCTCGCCTCTGGAAAGAAACCGGATGGCTCACGGCTGTCATCGGTGGCGCAGGAATGACCGCGCGTTTGCTGGCGAATCCGATCAAAGGTGACGTCTGGGAATCCGTTCGACGCATCGTGATGGCCGCAATCGTCAGCTCAATCGCGTGGTTCGTCGTCGAGCAAATCGAGGTAAGCTCATTCGTGAAGGCAATTACCTACGGCGTTGCGGGCGTCATCTCTCCTGAGATTATCGACGGCATTACAAATTTAGCGAAGAAGTATTCCAAGAATCCGAGCAAGCTATTGAAGAAATGAACCCGAAGCTAATCACTGCTGCGCTCGCCGCAACTGTTGTCTGCTTTTCGGGCGTCGGAGTGATGACGGTGCAAAAGGTTTCGGAGAACATTGCGGCGAGCGACCGAGAGTTTGCGCTGACGAGTAACGTCCTGAGTCCGCTTTTCGACATTTACGGCTTGGCGATTGTGGACGGTCAGGCGAAGGCGAGCAAAAGACTGATCGACGGAAAAGAGTTTTGCGCTTCGCTGACCAAGTTGGAGAGCGAAGCCGAGCGACTAATCTTGGAGTTTGGTCAGCCTTCGGAACTCGTGGCGCAGCATAAACTCGTCAAAGCCTATTTGAAGAAAGCGCGCGAGGCGTGCGACAAGGGCGAAATCGAAACGCTGAACTCGCCGAGCATGACCGCAGAACTTTATGGCGTCATCGAGCCAATGACCGCGCTTATTAACAAGCTCTTGCTCGACAAGCTCACCGTCTCGCGCACGCACAAAGACGCCGCCGACTCGGCTTTGCTGACCTTTGAGCGGTTCGCCAGCGTCGCGGCTGGGCTTGGCATCGTGTTTGCGGTCGCGCCTTGGATTGGCAAGCGTCCGAAGATCGTAAAGAAGCGAGCCAAGCGGTGAGCGATTTTGACGTCCGTCGCACTAGCGATGGAACAAGTCATCACATTTGCAGCCTCGACCGGAGCCATTGACACCGAAGCCGGCGTCATCCGTGGCGTCTCGCTGATCACTAAAGGCCCAGCTCTCGGCCACGGCGTCATGATTGACGACAAGACCTTGGAGCAAGTGAAGACTGCCGCCGAGCAATACGCTGGCGGACTTAAGGTAAAGCTGAACCACTCTAGTGGCGCGGGCGACATTATCGGCTTTATCGACACGCTCCGCATCGATGGCGAGAAGCTACTGGGCGACCTGCACTTGCTGCAAAACTCTCCGCATCGCTCTTACATTTTAGAGATCGCTGACCGGATTCCTGACACGTTCGGGCTTTCCATCGCGTTCTCTGGCCCATCGGAAAAATCATCCGACAAGCTAACGACTTTGCAACGCTGCTCAGAAATCTACTCGGTGGACTTGGTGGATAGCCCTGCCGCAAACCCTAGCGGATTTTTTGCCCGTAAACTGAAACAACTTCAGAGCGGTGAAGTTGAGCAACCCGAAGCAAAAATCGAAATCGAACTTCCTATGAACGAAGAAATGAAAAAAGCCATCGAAGGCATGATTCAGTCTGCCATGATGGGCATGAATGATAAAATCGCTAAACTAGAATCCGCGCTTCCTCCTATCGAGGACAAGCCTGCCGCTATGAGCGCGCAGAATGAAGTCGTGCAACTCGCTGCGAACACCGCCGCGCTCGCTGCCGTCAAAGAATTTGCCAAGTCGTTCGGTGCGCCTGCCGCTCCCGTCGCCTCGGCTGAGGCTCCCAAGCCTGCCGTGCAATCGCAGAAATTCGAGGAGATCGTCGCCGCCAAAGCCTCCGAGCTGAAAGGCGACAAATCTGCCGCGATCTCGTTTGCTATCAAGAATCACGCTGACCTTTACGCCGCTTATCGTGCGCGCGTGCAAGGCGGCGAAATCGTTAAACTCTAATCCTATAACCTAACATGGCTACTTCATTCAACAACACTGGCACGTTCGTGGCTAATGCGGCTATCACCGCGTTCCGCCTCGTGTCCATTTCCGCAAATCGTGGTGTCGGTCTTGCCGCTACCGCTTCGCTTCCTGACGGCGTTGCCGTCATCGACGCCGCCTCTGGCGATCAAGTCACCGTTCAATTCCTCGGTGGTAACACCGTCAAAGCGACCTTGCTCGCTGGCCCCGTGACCGTTGGCGATACGCTTTTCAGCGTCGCTTCCGGCCAAGTCGCCATCACTGGCACCGTCACCGTTGGCAAATCGCTGACCACCGCGTCTGACGCTGGTGCGATCATCGAGATGCTGCCTAAGAACATCTAATCTCAACAATCTACTAAACTAACATGTATACTAATTCTGCTGCAATCTTCCGTGGCGACATCGCTGGCGTGCTCGAACAAGCTAAGGACTGGGAGTCCGGTTTGATCGGTACGGCTGTGATGCCCGTCCTCAACGTTCCTGTCCGCGCTGGTCAGTATCCGTCTTTCGTTCTGAAAGAAGGCCAACTGCTCAAGTCCGAGGTCAAGAACCGCGCGCCTTACAGCACCTACGCTCGCGGCACGCGTTCTTTCAATCAGGACACCTACACTGCGCTCGAATACGGATACGAGGAAGCAGTCGACGATACCGTAACTCTCGACGTTGCTCGATTCTTCGACGCCGAGACGATTGCCGCCAAGCTCGCTAAACGTAAACTGCTCCTCGCTCACGAACTCCGCGTCGCTGGCGCGATGTTCAACAGCTCGAACTTCACCTCGACGAACTCTGCCACGGCTTACACCACGGCAAACATCGCCACCTTCGACGCAGCTGCCGACGTTCAAGACGCGCTCGACCGTATGCTTTCCAAGGGCGAATCCACGAGCAACTGCAAGGTCGTGATCCCATTCCCAGTCTGGACGCGCCTGCGCGCCTCTACTAAATTCCAGAACCGCTTGCGTGGCACTGGTTTAAGTAGCGACACCATCCTCAACGCCTCGACGCAAGCTGCTGCCGAAGTGTTCGGCGTTGCCGAAGTGTTGATCGGTCGCGCTGCCTATGACTCCGCTCCCGAAGGCGTGGCATTCAGCTCCAGCAACGTCTGGGCGAACACCTACATCTGGGTCGGTAACGTCACCGAGGCCTCCGCTGGCTTCTTCGGTGGTGGCGCTGGCTTCACGCTCAACTGGTCTGAATACGGCCCAGCCATCGGCGTCAGCACCTACCGCGACGAGTCGATCAAATCGAACATCGTCCGCGCTTCGCACTACACCGCCGAGAAGGTTGTGAACACGAACGCTGGTCAGCTCATCGCTACCCAATACAGCTAATCCTTAAACGGATTTTAGTTCTAAAGCCTCACGCCTAACCGCGTGGGGCTTTTTGTTTTGACGGTTCGCGCGCCTTCTATTGACCGAAGCAAAACACACGACCATGACGATCTCACTCTGCGTAATTTGTGGCAACGAGGCGCACCACATCGAGGCAATGCTCAAATCGTTCGTCGGACTGATCGACGAACTCTCACTCGTCCGCGCCATCGGCTCAAAGGAGCCGGACAACACCGAGCGAATTGCGCGCGGGTGGTGCATCGAAAACGGCGTCAATTTCGTTTTCAGCGAGTATCACAACGGAGTCACGGCGCAGGCTTGGAAGCACGTCGATTCGTTCGCCAAGGCACGCAATCAGGCTTTCGCGTATGCGACCGGCGATTGGCTAGTCTGGGCGGACTGCGACGACGTCTTGGCCGAAGCCGACGATCTCAAAAGCAAGCTCGCCGAACTCTCCGAGGAGGTGCTGATGGTGCGCTGTCCTTACGACGTGCGCGGCACCGGAAAGAAGCTGCAACGCGAGCGGTTCATCCGTCGCAGCGCGTTTCAATCTGGGCGTGTCTGGCATCACGACGTGCACGAAAACCTTCTGCTGTTGCCCAACGACCGTCACGTCGAATGGTCGACGCCGGTCTGGAGGCATGAGCCAGCTTGCATAAAACAAGATAACCGCAAGCGTAACCTTGCTATTCTAGGTCGCAGCGTAGGCGAAGCGGCGACCCAGTATTTTTATATCCACCAAGAGCACTACTGCTCCGGCAATAAACCAGCCGCCGAACAGTTCGGGCGCATCGCGCTTTCGTTTCCGAACCTCGATGACTCTTTCCGGTACGAGGTTCAGCTCAACCTTGCGCGCATCTCGGCGAGTCGTCGCGAGTCCATGCAGTTCGCAATGGGAGCGCACGGCGTCTTTCCGTGGTGCCGCGAAGCCATCGCCTCAATTATCATGCTGGCGTTTGAGAAGAACGACGGCAAGCGCGCGGCGTGGTGGGCGTCTCGGATGCTGACCTTGCCCGAACCGGCGCAGAAAGATCGTCCGTGGACGCACGAATCGAAGTGGTACGGCTGGGCTGGGCATGATCTCGCCGCGCGTGCATATCGCTTGGCTGGCATGGTGGCGGACGCGAACGCGCTCCAACTGGTTTATCATAAGCACACCGAGCCGACCATCCGCATCACGCAAAAGACGCTCGGCAACTCGACGCGTTCTGTTTCATTCCGCGACGCTTGGCTCTCGACCGCGGCACGGCCTGAAATCGTCGAACACTATTTCCAGATCAAGGCCGACGACGCCGAGACGTTGGCGATGGCGAAGCAGTTCTTGCATTACGTCGGCGAGCCTACTGAAACGCCTCGCGCCGTGATTCGCGTGAACGTCGAGGACGGCATGGTGCCGCCGAACAACTGGGACGAACGCGTGCTGACGTGCGGAGAAACCGTGATTGATGCGGAGAACATCGAGCGAATCCTTGGAGCTAAAAAGCCATGATTCCAGAACCCGCAATCGTCGTCTGCACGAAGAACGCGCGTTGCCTCGACGTGATGAGAGCGTCGATCAAAGCCTACGTTCCGCACGGCATCCGCACCTACGTTTCGCACGGACTCGGCCCGACCTTCGGCGAGGCTTACAACGAGGCGGCGCGCATCGCGTTCAAGGAACACGATCAACTCGTGATCTGCAACGACGACATTGTTTTCACTCCGACGACGTGGGCAAAGCTCATGGGCGACGTGAAATTACTTCGCGAGCATTATCCAGACCTCGGCTGGGTGGCGACTCGCTCGGACTACGCGCGCGGCGAACAGAACATCCGCAGCGGACGCGGGCAAATTGACTTCCTGCGGTTCACGTCGGAGCGAAACATTATTCAAGCAAGCGTCATCGCGCCAATCTGCGCGTGGATTCACCGCGACGCATGGGTGGATTTCCCTCCGCTCAACTGGTTCTCCGACGACGTGCAATGCCTCGACATGAAGCGACCGCATTTTATCTCGCGCGCCTACGTTCACCACGTTGGAAGCCAGACCTGCGGCAACGACGCCAAGAAGTGCATGGACGACGCCGAACCTTGGTTGCGCGAGAATCGGCCCGAGTTGCACGCGCGGTGGTATTTAACGAAAGGCGCATAAGTATGGCCGCAGTCCGAGACTTTGACCCGACTCAGATCAATGCAGATTTCTCCGCAATCTTGGAGCAAGCTGGCATCGCGTTCACCTACCAAGGCAACAGCATCACTGGCGTCTGGTCTGCCTCGCGCGACGCGTTCGCAGACTTTGAAGATCAGCGCCGCGACGATTCCAAGTTCACCGTGTTTCTTTTGACGACGAGCGTGAGCGCGACGCCGAAGGTCACGCAGACGCTTTCGCGCGCGGGCATTACCTATTTCATCGAACGCGTGACGCTCGACGCCGAGGGCGCGGGCTGCGAAATCGGAGTTTGCAAAGCGATATGATTTTTATCGGAACAGATACGACGAAGCTGGATTTCGCATTGGCGCGTCTAGCTGCTGCTGCAAACGTCGATCTCGGTTTAGTGATAAAGCAAGAGGGCGGAAATCTCGCAAAAACTATCATGCAAATCACTCCTCCGACTGGCGAGAAAACCAGCGGAGGTGATATGGTTCGCATGGTTGGCGGTGGATTTATTCAAAAAGCAAAGGCCAGCGGACTCAGCAAAAACGCGCAGCAACAAGGAGAGAACGCAATCAAAGGCGATTTGTTTGGTGGAAAAAATCTAGGCAAGGAAGTAAACATCGGTTTATTCCAGCGCATCGGTAACTCAAAAGAGATTCCGCCAAAGAGAAAACGAAGCGAATTTGCTTACATCAAACTTGGTAACGAATTTGAAAACAACAAGCGCATTGGTATCTATCGAAAGTTTTGGAGAGAAGGTGCTTCAATTTCCGAAATGGAAACGTGGCACAAGCAAAACTTAAATTCTCGCGGACGACCAAAAGCAGTTTCACGCAGCAAAGTTGGACGCTGGCAGGTTCAAGATCAGATGTGGATTTCAGATCAATCGGCTGATGCTTATTTAAAATACGTTCAAGCAAAAGTCGGCTGGGGAAAAGCTGGTTTCGCGTCTGCTGCGTTGTCTTGCGGTATTCGCGTTCCCGCATGGATTCGTAAATTCTCGTCAAAGGCCGGTCGAGTTCAGTCGAATTTCAAAACCAATCCTTATGTCATTGCCTCAACTTCTGGGAATAAGATTCCCGATTTGCAGCGCGCGGTTGATAGTGCGTTTCGTATTCGTGAAAAAATCACTCTCTCAAAAGTGAACGCGATTCTTGTCAATCGAGCCGTGAACTTAGGCTTTGCCAAAATTTCATCCTCTGGAGTCGTGACCTATAACAAAGAAGCATGAGCACACGCACAAACATTCGCAACGCCACAGCAACCGCACTAACGTCCGCTCTAGTCGTGCCAACGGCGAACATCCTGCGCGGGCGCAACAACACGCTCGCGAGCATTAGCTTTCCATCTGCCGCCGTCTATGCCGTCACCGAGCAAATCGAAGTTCGCACGCTCGGCCCAAGCAACCGCACGCAGTACCGCCAGCTTCAACTCGTCGTCGATTACTTCACGGCAGAGAGCGGCACTTACCTTATCGACGATCTTTTCGACACTGGCTCCGCTGCCGTCGAAGCGGCAGTCTTGGCTGACGTTACGCTCGGCGGCGCTTGCCAAGACCTTCATTTGACGAATGTCGAATATGTGATCGAGCCTGACGAGTCATCTCGTTGGGGAAGTGCTCGTCATACCTTTAACGCAATTTATCTAACAACTGACTAATATGGCTACCAAACTTGGCCGCGATGGCCTTATCAAAATCTCGACCACCACCATCGGTGAACTCCGCAATTACTCGCTCTCGCACTCCTCTGACACCGTCGAGGACAGCGTGATCGGCGACGTCTATCGCACGCGCCAAGGCTCGATGAAGACTTGGTCTGCATCTGGCGATCTCTACTGGGACGAAGCCGACGCCGGCCAACTCCTGATCACCATCGGCTCGACCGTTACGCTCAACCTTTACCCAGAAGGCGCGACGTCCTCCGACGTTTATTACAGCGGCTCGGCTATCGTCACGAAGTTCGACGTGTCGGCCAGCTTTGACGGGCTGGTCGAAGGCTCGATTGCCTTTGAGGGCAACGGCGCGCTCTCGACCCTTACCGTTTAACGCTAGGAAAAACACAAAACAAAACACACATGGAAGCCATTGACCTCGTCCGCGAACACTTCAACAACCTCGGCACTAAACGAATCGAAGTTCCTGAATGGAAACTCGTGATCTTCTCGTCGCCAATGACCTTGGCCGAAAAGAACCGAGTTTATAAAAAGTCTCAGAACAACGATATGGATTTGCTCGTGGACATTCTGATTATGAAGGCCACGGACGAGAGCGGTAAGAAGCTGTTCACCATCGAGCACAAACCAACCTTGCTTAACAAGGCCGACAGCAACGTGGTTGCTCGCGTCGCCAATGAGATTCTTGCGGACAGCTCCGCGAAGCTCGACGACTTAAAAAACTAATCGGCGGCGATGAAGGTGCCGACCTCCTCGCCGTCTATGCCATCGCTGAACGTCTCGGCAAATTCGCTCACGAAGTCCTCGCAATGCCAGCCGACGAAATGAACGGCTGGCTTGCTTATATTAACCACCAAAATCGACTGAGAAAACAACATGGCAGCTGAAGCTACATTTACACTCAGGGCGGTGGACGCAACGCGTCAGGCTTTTGCGAGCGTGCAAAACTCGCTGCAAAAAATTCATGGAACGACGAGAAGCATTTCGCTGGGTCTTAAAGGATTCTTTGGTCTCGGTGCAGTTGTTTCTATGGGCAGAAGCCTTAACACAACTCTCGAGGACATTGAGGCTAACTCCAAAAAGTTTGGTTTAAGTTCCGAGGAAGTTAATAAAGTAACACGCGCAACCGGAGCGGTTGATGACGTAATGAACTTTTTTAAGGGAACAATCGTTGGAACGATTAACAAAGTTTTAGATTTAAAGGATGCGTTAATGGGTGTTTCAAAAGCCCAAGCATTTTCTATTGCTGATAAAATTCTACTAGATCGCGATCTTCCAAAAATTGAAGATGCGAAAAAACAAATGGATGAATTGAAAAAGAGTTTTGATGCAATCGGTCAAACTCCTGCTCAAAAGTTTCAACAGCTATTCAAGACTTTTCAAGAAATTAAAGGAAGGCCAAGCGATCCGGCAAAAAGCTCTCAGTTAAATGCTTTAGAAAAAGATTTAGAAATTCAAAGATTAATTAACGATCAGCGAACTATTGCGACAGATCAATTCGATCAATATACAAAAGCTGTTTTAGATCATAACAAAATTTATGATGAATACAATTTTTCGTTAAAAACCGAAAAAGAACAGCAAATGCAAATTGAAGGGCAGTTGCGTAATTTAATAACATTGCGACGTGCAGACGAAGATTTGTTGAAAAATTTTGATCCTGCAAAAGCAACTGTCGCTCAACTTGAGGCAATGGATCGGATGCTTATTGCACTTCCTAAAATCAACGAACTACTTGCAAAAAGAAAAGTCATTGAAACCGATCTTCAAGTTATAGCAAAAAATGCTGGAGATATAATTGCCTCTGGTTTTGAAGATGCAATTTTTAGCGGTCAAAAACTCAGCGAAACGATCAAAGCAATTGGCATGGATTTGCTTCGTATGGTTTTTCAACATACCATCACCGCTCCTCTAGCAAAAGGAATCAGCACCGCAATTTTGGGTATGCGCGCTATGGGTGGCCCAGTCTCGGCAAACAGTCCTTATATCGTCGGCGAAAAAGGCCCAGAACTATTCGTGCCACACGCCAGCGGCTCTATCGTTTCAAACTCCAACATGAACCAAGGAGGCGGCTCCGCTGGCCCTTCGATCAATGTGAACTACAACATTGCCGCTGGCGTCACGCGCAATGAACTTGGCCCGATCTTGGAACAAGAACGTCGTCGCCTTAAAGCCGAGATTCCTGATATGGTTCGACGTGGTGGCGCGTATCGTTCAGCCTTCGCCTAATCCTCATGGCTATCTCCTATCCACTCACGCCGCCCGCTGCGCTTGAAGCCTCGCGCCTATCAATGACTGGGATGAGCGCGATCTCGCGCAACATCTCACCGTTCACGATGCAGGTGCAACAATACAACTGGTCTGGTCAAGGCTGGCTTGGAACAGTTGAATGTCCGCCAATGACGCGCGCTGCTGCGGAACAGGTCGTGTCATTCCTGCTCATGGCCCAGCGCGGCACGTTCTACTTTCAAGACTTCGCAAACCCGACGCCACGCGGAAACGTGACCGGCACTCTCACTGTGTCCTCGGCTACGGCCAACGGAACGACTCTCGGCATCAGCGGCGCAACCGGCTCCTTCGCTGCGGGCGATTGGCTGCAAATCTCGACTTCGCTTTACAAGGTCGTGCAAGTAAACTCGTCGTCATCGGTGGACGTGTTTCCAGTCTTGCGCTCATCCTACGCTGGCGGAACCGCGATTACTTACAACAACGCCAAGGGCGTGTTTCGTCTTACAGATACTTCTACGCAGTGGAGCATCGACACGGCCAAGTTCTACGGCGTTTCGTTTAACGTGATGGAGGACGTCGCGCAATGAGTATCACCACCGCAGGACGCTCTCTAAGCAACGACATGACGACGCAGGTCAGCGCGTCGCAACTCTCGCCGATCATTCTCGCGTCGCTTGCTTTTCAGACTCCGCTCAATCTTTGGAGCGGTTACGGCACGATCACTTATAGCGGCACAGGCTATCTCGGCATTGGCACGCTCGGCACGATCTCGCCAGTCGAGGAGACGACCGACCTTGCTGCCCGTGGTATCTCGATGCAGTTGTCAGGCGTGCCGACCGCTTTGATTGCCGTAGCTCTTACCGAGAACTACCAAGGCAAGGCTTGCTCGATCATGTTTGGCGCGCTCGATTCCAGCGGCTCGCTTGTCTCGACTCCGATCACGATCTTTTCTGGTCGCATGGATGTCATGTCGATTAACGATGACGGACAAAACGCGACCATTGGCATGACTGCCGAAAATAAGCTCGTGGATTTTCGGCGTCCGCGCGAGGTTCGTTATACCGACGAGGAGCAGAAAAACCTTTACCCGATAGACAAGGGCTTGGAGTTCGTGAACTCGATTCAAGAAAAACAAATTTATTGGGGCAACGCAAAACTCGCAGCTCCAGTTGATGATAACAGTGGTGGAAATTACGGCCCGACAACTTACGATTAACGATGCCGACTCGCTGTGAAAACTGGCCCGAAGCTCTCGCCGCCTACATCGACCGCAAACGCAACGAGCCTTTCGCTTGGGGCGTGAACGATTGCTGTTTGTTCGGTGCTGACTGGATTCAGCTTTGCACCGGACTCGACCCAGCGGCGACCTTGCGCGGCACTTATGACCGTGCGCTTTCTGGCGTGCGCGTGCTAGAAAAAAACGGTGGGCTGATCGGAACTATTCAAATGCAAATGGAGCCGCTAGGATTCAAAGCAATCGGCCAAGGATTTGCTGCGCGCGGCGACATTGTAATTTTCGACACAGGAAATGGAGACTCTGCTGGAATAAACCTCGGAAATCATTCGGCGTTTGTTTCTAAAAACGGTCTGATCTTTGCACCAAACGCAGAGATTAAAAATTCAATCTGCTGGAAAATCTAAACTACAATGGCTGAATCAATCGCAATTTGGCTTTTCACTGCTTACGCTACTGCCACTGGCACCACAGTTGTTGTCAGCGCAACGACTTTAGCGTTCGTTACTGGCGTTGTAACTTTCGTTGCGGTCACCGCAGCTTCGATGGCCGCATCAAAACTACTGGCTCCAAAGCCTCCGAGTTTTTCTGACTCATCATTAACTAATCGCTCTCAGATGGTGCGCTCTCCGATTTCGGCGCGCAACATGGTTTATGGTCGTTGTCGCGTTTCTGGAACCATCGTTTATTTGTCCACGACCGGAAGCAAAAATGAATGGCTTCACATTGTTGTTACGTTGGCCGGCCACGAGATCGAGGAAATCGAGGAGGTGTATTTCAACGACGAACTCGTGCCGCTCGTCAGCAACACGCCGACCGGATTTTACAACGGCGTCGCACGCGTAAACAAGCATCTCGGCGTGAGCGGTCAGACGGCGGATACCGATCTAATCAATGACACGGCCAGCCTGACGGACGGCAAGTGGACGAGCGATCACAAGCTTTCTGGCATCGCTTACGTTTATGTCCGCCTCACTTGGGACACAGAGAAATTTCCGTCTGGTATTCCGAACATCTCGGCGGTCATCAAAGGCAAAAAGGTTTACGACCCACGCACGACGACGACGGTTTACTCGGCAAACGCCGCGCTGTGCTTACGCGACTATCTCACCGACTCGGCGCTCGGCATGGGATTAACCTCTGCCGAAGTGGACGACACCGCGATCACCGCAGCCGCGAACATCTGCGACGAGCAAGTGCAGATTCTTCCGCTCTCTCCGACGACCTACGAAAACCGCTACGAGGCGAACGGCGTCATCGCCACGAGTGCGTCGCCCGACGAGAACATCGGCAAGCTGCTCTCAGCGATGGGCGGACTCATCGCATACTCCGGAGGCAAGGTCGTTCCTTACGCTGGCGGCTATCGCATCCCAACGGTGACGTTTACCGAAAAGCACTTCGTCGGCCCGCTAAACATCCAGACGCGCACGAGCGCGCGCGACCGCGTAAACTCGGTGAAAGGCGTTTACGTCAGCGAAGGCAACGGCTGGCAAGTGTCGGACTTTCCGACGATCTCGTCGGCGACCTACGTCACGAACGACAACAACACGCGCTATTACCGCGACGTTGTGCTGCCGTTCACGACCTCGTCATCCTGCGCTCAACGCTTGGCCGTCATCGAGCTGCGCCGCGCGCGCGAAGAAATCACATTCACCGCCCGCTTTCGTCTTGAAGCGATGCAAGTTCGCGCGGGCGACACGGTCATGATCACCAACGCAAAGCTCGGTTGGTCGTCGAAAGTTTTCGAGGTGATGGAGTGGCACTTTGCGACTGACGGAAATCCTCCGCAGATATACATCGACATGACGCTGCGCGAGACCGCGTCGTCGGTTTATTCGTGGAGTGTTTCAGACGATCAAATTTACGTTCCAGACGCACCCAACACCACGTTGCCGAATCCGTTCACGTTGTCCGCGCCTTCCGCTCTCGCGCTGACCGCAGACGGCACCACGCAATTCATCCAAGCCGACGGCACCGCGGTTCCGCGCATCAAAGTAAAGTGGACGCCGCCAGCCGAGGAGTTCATCCAAAGCGGTGGCGCCGTCGTCATCGAATACAAGCCGAGCACGAGCACGACCTACCTAACGTGGAGCCGAGTCGAAGGCGCGCAGACCGAAGATTACATCAGCTCCGACGTGAAGATCGGCACCAACTACGACGTGCGAATCTTCGGCGAATCGTATTTCAAGATCAGCACGAGCTACGTCACTAGCTCGGTCACGGTCGCGCCTGACACGACGCCGCCAGCGACTCCAACCGGACTGACGGCCATCGCCGGAACTGGGCAAATCATATCACTCGACTGGGACGACAACACCGAGCCTGACTTCGGCGAGTACGGAGTTTGGCGTAACACGAGCAACGATTCCGGCGGCGCGACGAAGATTGCCGAGACGCGCGCGAGCCGATTCGTGGACGTCAATCTCACGCTCGGCACGACGTATTACTATTGGATTTCAGCCTACGACCGCAGCGAGAATCAAAGCGCAAAGAGCACCGGCGCGAGCGCGACCGCGGTGGCCGTGACCGCTGGGCAAACTGACAGCACGCCGCCAGCCGACCCAAGCGCGCCAACGGTAAACACGACCGGAACTTACTTGAGCGGCGACGGAACCACGCTCGCCCGTATCGTAGTCAATGTGCCAGCGTTCACAACGCGCTGCGTCATCATGAACGTGCTTTACCGCAAGAGCGGAACGGCGGGATGGATTGTCGCAGACCAGCGCAGCACCGGCGGCAGCACGTCCTCAATCGACGATCTAACGCCGAACGTGACTTACGAAATTGCCGTTCAAGCGTTCAGCGCGTTCGGCATCGCAAGCAACATCGTAAGCGGTGGTACGCAGACCGCGCCGAACAACTCGACGGCTCCTGCTACTCCGAGCGGTTCAGGTCTGACGAACGTCGGCGTTACGCCAAAGCTGATCGAGAGTACCCGTCAGTATTACTTTGGCTCACGCGCTTATTGGAACGCAAACACCGAGACTGATTTTGATCACTACGAAATCAAAGCGACCGCGACAAACAGCAGCAGCGCGACAGACTACAACTGGTTTGGAGAATCCGGCGTCAATGGTTTGGTTTTAACCAAGGCAACGACGATGTGTTTCTACAACACGTTTCCGACGAGCGGATTCACTTTCTTGCGCGCGGTTAATCGCAGCGGCGTCGCGTCGTCTTGGGTTTATCTTGGATTCTGCGCCGACAATGCAGCGTATGGAGCGGGCGACATCTCATCACAAGATCGAGACGACGTGACCGTGAGCGGAATCAAGACTGGTGCGACCGCTGCATCGAGCGTGCGCCAAGTCGCCGCCGTGTTTCAAGCATCGCACGTCGTCGCGCTCTCAGGTGGTTCGCCAACAGAGACGTTCTCGGTGGACATTTCAAACCGTGGATTCTCGACCAAGCCAGACGTGGGCGTCGGCGGTTGCGTCAATGCTGACCTGCTCACGGCTTACGATTTCGACAACGGCTCAAATAGTTCCTCGACTGCTTACGTTCGCGCCTCGACCTTGGACGGTAGCAACATTGGTGCAGGCAATTACCGGTTCAATCTCGACTTCACCGAATACAATTAATCATGGCTCTCCAAAAAACAATCGCTCTGCCGTCCGGTATCTCTGGCAATTATATTCGCCTCACGTCGTATCGCTACGACCGTTCAACGCTGGAAGCGTCGGCGATCTTCGCGCTCTATCTCGACGCAGCACACGCGCAGGCCGGTGCCGATTACCTCGTGCCAGTCATCGCCAAGCTGCGACTCAGCGGCGCGAAGTTCACGCAGTATCTCGGAGCGGCCGCACTCGCTGACCACCAAGTCCTCGCTCAACTCTACGTTGCAGCCAAGGCCGAGACGTTGCTTGCTGGCGGTGGGCTTACCTCGATCGACCTAAGCGACGCACTCGATGTCTAAAGGCGCACAACGCTTCATCGTCGTCAGCGACAATCATGGCGACATGGCTGATGAGGCGAGCGTCGGCGCACTCTGGTCGTTCATGAAAGAGTGGAAGCCTGAGATACGCGTCCACGCTGGCGACAACTACGACTTCCGCAATCTACGCAAGGGCGCGAGCGACGAGGAGAAAGCCGCATCGCTGGCCGACGACTGGGAGGCGGGCAACGATTTCCTGCATCGCTTCTTCGACGGCGGCACGAGCAATCATTTTCTGCGCGGCAATCACGACGAGCGAATTTATGACTTTGCTGGCAACGCGACTGGCGTGATTCGCGACTACGCCAACGACGGCATCAAACAGCTAGAGGCGACGGTGAAGAAGTGCCGCGCGAAGATGCTGCCTTACGATTCCGATCTCGGCGTGCTCGATCTCGGCAAGCTCTCGGTGCTGCACGGATTCCATGCGGGCGTCGGCGCGTGTCGAACGCACGCGGCAATTTACGGCAACGCAATTTTCGGCCACGTTCACACCATCGAGACGGCGTCCGTGGCATCGCGCGAACCCGCCGAGGCGCGCAGCATTGGTTGCCTCTGCAAACGCGACATGGATTATGTGAACAAGAAAACCGGAAAGCTACGTTGGGCGCAGGGCTGGGCGTACGGTCTTTTATTTCCAGACGGCACCTATCAGCTTTTCCAGACACGAAACATCGGAGGACAATTTTATGCCGCGACAGAAATCAAAACCTTCGCCGCTTAACTGGGCGCACGAACTGCGCGAAGTGCTCACCGCGAAAACGCGCGAGCCAAAAGGCGAAGGCTGGATGACGACGGAGGAGTTTGCCGAGTCGCTAGAGATAGCCATCGGCACCGCGCACAAATACCTTCGACGCGGACTCGCTTCGGGGCATCTGGAAAAGTTCACCGGCACCGCAATTTCTCCCGCAGGAATCAGGATTCAGACGTGGCATCGGCCAGTTATGGTTAAGAAAGAAAAGTCATAAGTCTTTGATTATCAAAGGCAACGGGCAGCGTTGAGAAAGATAAGAAGAAAAGTCTTCTAATCAGGACGGAGTTGTGATTTGGTATTCACATCGAAGGGAATTAACCCTGAGAGAAAAAACCAAAACATGAAAACGATCAAATCAGAACAAGTTCTCAAAGCCCGCAGCATTACGGATTACGACTGCATCTTTTCGGTTCAAGTCTTAGAGCGCAAAGGTTCATTCGTAACCGTTAAAGCTCAAGGCAACGTCAGCCGCATGAAGGTTTATTCCGACAGCTTAGGCGAATACATTTACGGCTTGGGCAAGTATTCGATGGCTCCGATTTTCCGTGCTATCTAATCAAACGCGCCGAAGTCACTAAGGCGCATTTTTTTTAATGAACTCCACCACCGCACTCACCCACGCTCTAGTCCTCGCGCTGCTTGCGCCCGACCAAGCTCGCGCCGACAAGGCCGTTGCTCTCGCCGAATCAATCGCCGCAGACTGCACCGCAAAACAAATCGCCCAAGCGAAACGCAACGCAGCTAAACTCGCAAAATGAAATCCACTCTCCTCCTCCTCGCGCTCACTCTCACCGCCCAAGCCGCGCCCGATGCTTCTTTCTTCCGCGCTCTGCACATCGTCGAGACAAGCGGCAAGCTCGGCCCGACAATCGGCGACAACGGCAAGGCACTCGGCCCGCTTCAAATCCACCGCGGTTACCACGCCGACAGTCGCGTTGCCGGTGACTACTCGCGGTGCGCCGATCTCGATTACTCGAAGCGCGTCGTGACCGCTTACCTTAAACGCTACGCGCCGAAGGCTTGGGCTGCGGGCGACGTCGAAGTGCTGGCCCGCGTGCACAACGGGGGCTTGAAAGGTGCGACGAAACCAGCAACCAAGGGTTACGGCGTGCGCGTCAAAGCCTTAATGAAAAAATGAGCCGCCCAAGCAACCCGCGCAACCGCCCGCGTATTATCTCGGCAATCAATCGAGGCGAGTCCATGAAGGTCGCAGCCTACGAGCTGGGCATCTCGACCGGCTACGCCTACCGCATCGCGCAAGACCTCGGCTATGTCGCGCGGCTGGTGAACACTTCCGAAATCAAACTCTTGCAGAAACTCAGAAACAAATGACACCCGAACAACACAACGAAATTCTCGTCGAGCTGCGCGCAATCCGTGCCGCTCTCGAAACCAAACCACGCGCGGTCGCCACGGCACCGAGCACCAGCACGTCGAGCGCAACGTCGCTCCCGCCACCCGACCAAGTGATCGAAGGCGCGGCCAGCGTAACGGTTCACTTCGGCAAGAATAAGGGCGTGGCGATTGGCTCGCTCACCGAGAAACAGCTTCTCTGGTATGGTGCAGACCGTGAGCCTCAGTTGAAAAATGACGGCACGCCATTTCCTCCGCGCGCCGAGGACACGCTACTCAAGAACGCTTGCCGCACGCTCTGGCACGACCGAGTCGCAGGAGCCGCGACCTACGTTGCCGCGAGCGCGCCAACCGGAAGCGACGAAGTGCCGTTCTAATTTGTCGCCGGTAACGACGTAAACCAGAACCCTCCGACGGCGCTCGTGCCGGTGCGAAAATACGCGAGCAACAATTTCCCAAAAGGAAAACCGCCCACCGACTTAACGATGGGCGGCAAAACACAAAACAAAACAGAACCGATAACACAATGGACACGAACGTAAAAACTGAAACTCAAGTCGCGGTTCAAGACACCGCTCCGAAAGCTCAAATCAGCTTCGGCAATCAGGGCGTGCAACTCGCCAGCATCGACGAGGCTTTCCGCTTCGCCAAGGCAGTCGTCGCAAGCGGCTTCGCTCCGCGCGGCATGGAGAAACCGGAGAGCGTTATGATTGCGATTCAGCTCGGCATGGAGCTAGGCCTGACGCCAATGGCCGCGCTGCAAAACACGGCGGTCATCAACGGACGGCCCGCGATCTACGGTGACGCCGCTCTCGCTCTGGTTCGCGCCAGCGGCCAGCTCGAAAGCTACGCCGAGCAAGAGATCGGCGAGGCCGGCAAAGATTCGCACGGCTACAAGATCACTGTGAAGCGCAAAGGATTCGACGCCGCCTCGGAGACGTTTACGACCGCCGACGCCAAGAGTGCGAAGCTCTGGGGCAAGGCTGGCCCTTGGTCAGACTTCCCGAAACGGATGCTCAAGTTCCGCGCTCGCGGCTTTATCCTTCGTGATCAGTTCGGCGACATTCTGAAAGGCTTACGCACAGTCGAGGAAGCGCGCGACATCGCGCCCGAGATTAACGTGACGCCGCTCGCCGAGAAAGTCGCAGGCGGATTGAGCGACGCGATTGGAGGTGCGGCATGAGCACACCAATCGATGATGGTGGGCCAGCGTTTCCTCGCGCAGGATTTCTTTCAGAGATTGAAACACCCGAGCAAGTAATCGCCCAGTATGAAAACAAACCCGAACAGGGCATGACCTTGCGAGATTACTTTGCTGGTCAGGCTTTAGCTGGCATCCTTTCGTCTGACAACAAACCAGAATGTGACGACAGAAAAGCCGAATGGGCATATAGTCTAGCCGACTCCATGCTATTCTTTCGCAAGGAGGCCAACACATGAACGTCCTTGGCCAAGCCATCCGTCGCTCTGACGTGTACGACCGGAGCCGACTCTACAAACCCGAGCGGCGCGTCCTTGAACGGATGAAGTCGCATCACACAAACGAGAAAGGCGAGCGCGTAGATTCACACGGTCGATACGTTGGCCACGGTGACATTGACCGCGGACTCAACTTTTTTTTCAGCAAGCGAATCCACAATCAATCGAAAGAAACATGAACGACAACGATCTCAAACAAGCAGCAGTTATTAACGCGGCCACGGAACAATTCCGAGGCTTGCTCGAAACGCACTTCAAACAAATCGCTAAGGCGGCGCAAGAGTCCTTCATCGAGGACGAGAATCAGACCGAGCCGAAAGCCAAGTGCGCTTTCTCGGTGGAGTGGGACAGCCTCGCGGCGGCGCCAAAGATCAACGTCAAGGTCAGTTGGTCGGTGCGCTTCAAAGACGAAGCAGAGTGCGAAATCGACCCGCTGCAATCTAAGTTTAAACTGGAGGACGCCGATCTGTGAACTCAATCCGCAGACTGCTCGGCTGGCTTTGCGAATGGGCAACGCTCATTCTATTCTCGATTTTGCTCATCGTGATCTGGCCGTTCATCTGCGACTCCGAGGACAAAAAAGATGAATGAATCAATCCAAGACTACCACTCAAACACGGCAATCAGTCACTCGAAACTAGAGTGCTACCGCCGCCGACCCGCGCTCTACTACAAGAAGTATATCGCCAAGACGCTCGCCCAACCGGACGAGTCCACGGCATTTCGACTAGGCAGCGCGGTTCATTGCGCCATCCTAGAGGAGAAAGAGTTTGCTGCGCGCTACGTTCAGAAACCCGATCTCGACCGACGCACAAAGGAAGGCAAGGCGGCATACACCGAGTTTGCAGCGCAGCACGAGGGCAAAACTCTGCTCGATGCCGACGAACTGGCGCAGGTCGTGGCGATGCGCGAGGCCGTGGCGGCACATCCAATCGCCTCGCAGCTCCTCGCGGATGGTATGCCAGAAGTGACATGGCGCAAGGAACAGAAGAACGCTCTTGGCGCGCTGCAATGCCGCACGGACTGGTTCAGCTCGGTGGGCTGCGAACTAACGAACGGCGAGCCTTACGTGCTCGACGTGAAGACCGTCGAGAGTTTGGACAGCGACGCGTTCCGCAACTTCGAGCGCGCCGCGTTCTCCTACGGCTACCACCGGCAAGCTGGGTTTTATTTGCCGCTCATCAACGAAGTCTATGCGCGGCCAGTCTCTCGGATGTATTACGTGGCTGTGGAAAAGTGCGAACCCTACGGCGTCGCGGTCTATAAACTCAGCGACGATGCAATCGCCCGCGGGCAAGACGAGAACATCGCCGATCTGATTCGCCTCAAGCGCAGCATCGAGGATAACAACTGGCCCAACATTGAACCAGTCCTGCACGAACTCGCGCTGCCGGCGTGGTACAAGTCATGATCACCGCAATCGCAGTCACCGCGCTTTGCTCGGTCGCCGTCGTACTCTCCTACTTTGTCGGACGAGCGGATGGAATCGCGCGAGGAAGAAACGAACAATGGCTTGAGGATTATTTCGACAACCTAAAAAAGCTGCGCGCGCTCAGAGATGAGCTGGGCAGATTCAAGCACAAGAAACCAAAGCACAAATGAAGAACACCCGATATGAACAAGACATACTCAACGCAGAAACCGACCGTCGGCTTTTGGAATTTCAAACGCCAAAGGAGATCGTCATGAGCATCAAAACATCGACCGCTAACGTATTCCGACGCGCTGAAATGCTCGGACTTTATCAGCACCGAATCACGCAAGAGGAGCGCGACCATTTGCTCGTGCGACGGAAGGAGGTTACAAAATGAGACCGACTCAAATGACCTTCTTAATCTACGGCGACCCGAAAGGCCAACCTCGTGCGAGAGCGTTTGCCCGCAAGATGGGCGCGAAGTACGTCGCGAGAATGTATGACAGCGACGTTGCCGACGATTGGAAGCGCGCGGTCAATTTTGCGCTCGTTAAAGCGATCAATGAGCACAAGCCAGAATACAACAAGGACGGAGCGTTTGAAGTCGTTGCGACGTTCTGGATGCGACGACCAAAGTCGCACTTCAACGCCCACGGCTTCGTGAAACCATCGGCTCCAGTTAGGCACGCGCAGAAGCCGGACGCGGACAACATGGTTAAGCTCATCCTTGATCGCGTTACGCGCACCAAGGCAATCTGGCGCGATGACTCGCAGGTGACTTACATGACGGTTGCGAAATACTGGGCGCAGAGTGAACAAGAAGTCGGTTGTAATTTTACTTTACAGCTGTTTTCGGAGTCGTAACCAAAGCGAAGGCCGTGAAAAGCCTAAGACCACAATGACAATTCAAACTTTAGCCAGCCAGTCGCGCAGAGGCATTTCGTGGTGCCAATTTTCACCTGCGCGGTTGGTTGGCTTTTTGAATTTATGAACTGGATAAACATTCAAACCAACACTCTGCGCTCGCCAGAGTTCATCGGCTCCGACCCGATCTCTCGCGGCACTTGGCTCTCGGTGCTTGGCTACTGCTACGAGCAAGAAAACGGTGGGCTGATTACCGACTGCAAGAACTGGAAAGACCGACAATGGCAGCAGATTTGTGGCGTCACGCGCGAGGAGATCGACGGCTCGACGCATCTCATGCAATGGCGAGATAACGACTTGCTGGTCTGGAATTACCCCACCGAGACGGAGGACGAGATCAGGCGCAAGCGCGAAGCCGGACGCAAGGGAGGCCAAGCACGAACCCAAGCAAAGATCGAAGCAGCAAAGGCCAACGGAGCGAAGCATAACCCAAGCACAACCCAAGCAGAACCCAAGCAGGAACCCAACGAAATAGAAAAGAAAAGAAAAGAAAAGAAAGCAGAGAGCGAGGCTTCCGCCCCGCCGCCCGCCTTTTCTCTGGAAAACGATTCCGACGATGACAAGAAACCACAAAAGCAACCCAAGCAGACCGACGCCGAATGGCTCGCCGACCTTGCGACCTCGCCAGCATACCGCGGCATCGACATTCGACGCGAGCACGCCAAGGCACTTGTCTGGGCTGCGGCCAACAAGAAAACGATGAGTCGGCGCCGTTTCGTGAATTGGATTAACAAGTGCGAGCCAACCATGGGGCAGCAAACGACCAGCGCATCAATTTCGACCTCGTTGCCAGAACCGAACGGCTGGCGCGCATGGGTGAACGACAACGCGCCTGATTCCGTTTACGCGCGAGGCGGCACACGCGAGGGCGAGCAATGGTCGGCCTTAGACCGCACGACGCAGGACTGGCTCACGAAGCAGACCGCGCGAGCGGAACAATTTCAGCACAGGAAACAAAACTAAACATGAAATCACAAAGACTAAACCAATCCGACACCATCGCCTTGCGCGCCACGTATCAATACGCGGTTCGCAAGTCGTCAGACATCAACGAGCATCTGCCGATGCTTTCTTTTCTTGCCGAGCAATGTGATCACGTCACCGAGTTCGGCGTGAGGACAGGCGAGAGCACGCTTGCGTTCCTGCACGGGCTGCGGGGCAAGTATTCCGCGCGCCTTCGCTCCTACGACATCAACGATGATTACAACGTGAATCAGTTTCACTCGATGACTCTGACTGACTGGGTTTTTGTTTTGGCAAGCACGCTGACCATTCCAAAGATCGAACCGACCGATTTGCTTTTCATCGACACGCTGCACAGCTACACGCAGGTCTCGCAGGAACTCGCGCTGCACGGCGACCAAGCGAAACGCTGGATTGCGTTTCACGACACCGAGACTTTCGGAACCGTAGGTGATGATCGTGGCGAAGGAATCAACAAGGCGATTCAAGAGTTTATGGCCGCAAGACCTGAGTGGCGTGTCGTGTATCACACGCATCGAAACAACGGGCTGACCGTCATCGAGCGCGAGGTTGCCTAGGGATAAGCGTTTGAAAAAAGATTGACACAAGCGCGCAAACGTCAAAGCCGAGTCCGTGGCAAAGACACTACCAACAAAACCAAAACTGATTTCGAGCCATGCGTGGGCGAAGCACCACAAACTGTCCGCGCAAGGCCCGAAGAAAAAACAAAAACGCAAATGCCCTCCAACGGAAATCATGAACTGGAATTGAAGGAACTCGAAGCCCTGCGCTTCTCGGCCCGCGCAGCACGCGCCATCACCACGCTGGAAGTTCAGCGCAAGACGATAACGCGCGAATACGGCGAGCGCATTAAGAAGATCAAGGCCCTCATTCTTTTGCTGCAACAGCGCGAGAGCATAGGGCAACTCAGCATCGAGGGCATGGATGCCATCGAGATCACGCCAGAACTTCGAAAGCTGATTTACAACCCAGTCGGCGACCTCTCGTGATCACCTACACGATCAACCGCCAGCCTGTCTATACCGCCGTTTACGACGGCGCAAGCGACTCGGCTAAGCTCACGGCTGAGGTCATGGAGCGGCTGGTTGAGATCGAGGAGTGCGAGGTTAGAAGCGCAGCCGACCTATGCCGGCGATTGGCGACGCTAGCCGACCTATCTCCGACGATGTTTATGGTTGTCTTGCGTGTTGGGTCAGGTGATGTCAGCGCGGTCACCCAATCGTTCAGCGAGATGGCCGAGAAGACCGGACGGACGCGGCAAGCCCTGCACTACGAGTTCGGCAAGGAGGTGGCGAAGGTCGCCATCGTATTCCCTAAGCTCGCGACGCTCATGCTCGACTACCGGCAGACCATCGACCACCACGAGGACGCGAGGAGCGACGCGGACGGATTGAAGGGCGACGCATGATGACAAGCATTAACAATAACTTGAAGGAGTGCGATACCCTAGGCAAGGGCGAGGACTGGGCAATGGCTACGGAACGCGAGCTGACGACGCTAGCCACGATGCTCCTAGGCCGCCGTCCTTTGCGATTTGGCGCGATTTGCGACGAAATGCAGGGTATGGGTGGGGGCGGGG